CAGGAACCACGGACCGAGCGGAGCCCACCGGACCGCGATCCTCGAGAACGGCGTCGAGTTCGAGCGCATCGGGACCGCCCCAGAGTCCGCCCAACTTCAGCAGGCGCGGAAGATGCAGGCGGAGCAGATCGCCCTCGCGATGGGAGTCCCCCCGGCCCTCCTGGGCCTGGAGACCGGCGTCACTTATTCGAATACCGAGGAGCAGGGGAAGCACTTCGCGACGTTTACGATCGGCCCCCTGGTTCGAAGGATCGAGCAGGAGGCCGGCGTGAAGTTGATCAGCGAGAACGACCAGGACTCCCTGGAGATCCGGTTCCAGATGTCGACCCTCCTCCGTCCGAACGTGAAGGACGCGGGCGAATACTACACCCGCCTGATCCAGGCCGGCGTGGTCTCGATCAATGAGGCCCGCGAACGCCTGGAGAACTTGAACCCGATCGAAGGCGGCGACGTCCACCTCGTCGCGGTGAACCTGGCCCCCCTGGACTCTCTGATGGATGAACCAGAAGAGGAGCCACTCCCAGACCGACCACTTCCACCAGATCCAGATCCCGACGCCGTCGCAGATCCAGATCCCGAACCAGACGATCCCACCGATGACTGACTTCCCGACGAAAGGAGAAGACCAGAAGATCGTCCTCTCCACTGATCAAACCACGACGACCGAGTCCCGTCACCTCCTGGGGATCCAGGAGACGGAGGCCGGCTACGTCCTCACGTTTGCGAAAAATATCCCCCCGAGTGGGCCGCCCTCTTCCGAGGACCTCGCCGGGGAACCCACCACCGAGCCCCCTCTGACCGACGGAGGAGGATCGTCTCCAAGCGGGGGCGACTCCACTCCGACAAACGTCACTCAAGACGGGAAGGATCCGACCGATCCCAGAGATCCAGGCGGCCGTCTCGACGCCGCCCTGGATGAGGAGCGGGACCCAGAACAAAAACACGAAACGATGAACGAAGTCGAACGCCGATATCTCACCCCAGAGACGAAGACGATCGAGATCCGACAAGTCGGAGACGAACGTCGCGTCGAAGGATACGCCGCCGTGTTCAACTCCCCGACCACGATCCAGTCCCGGAACGGGGCCTTCAGGGAGCAGATCGCCCGGTCCGCTTTCGAGGGACGCCTGGAGGATCCAGTCGTCGCCCTCTTTAACCACGACCACCTCCGGCCACTGGCGAAGGTGGGCGCGGGCCTGGAACTCTCCGTCGACGACTACGGCCTCCGGTACTCCTTCCCCATCCCAGACACGACCACCGGCCGCGACCTTCAGGAACTGATGGACCGCGGGATCGTTCGGGAGGCGTCCTTCGCCTTCACGATCGCGAAGGGCGGCGAGTCCTGGAGCAGGGCCGAAGGTGACGAGATGGAGACCCGCACGATCTCCCGCGTCGGTCGCCTGATCGACGTCTCCGTCGTGACGATCGGGGCCTACTCCGACGCCTCGGCCGCTCTGCGAAGTTTTGAGGCCGCAGGAACGAACGAAACGAGCCCAGAGGACCCAGAGGTCCAGGAGCAACGAGAAAACGCCGCAGAAGGCCCGAAAACGCCCCACCGCGACAACATACAAAAACAACGGGACCGGATCCGCCGGGCCCACTTTTCCCAATACATCCCCAAAAGATGAAAACACCCCAACAACTCAAGGAGGCCCGGGCGGAGCGCGTCGACGCCCTCGACTCCATCCTGAAGGCCGCAGAGGCCGAAGGTCGCGACAACACGACCGAGGAGAACACCCGCGCCGACCAGATCGTCGGCGAGATCGAGGACCTCGACAAGCAGATCGAGCGATCCGAGAAGGTGACGGCCGCCCTCAAGGCGAAGGCCGTCGCAGTTGATCACGCGACGAGCGGATCGGAGGCCCGCGAACTCTCTCGCGCCTCTCGCGACTACTCTCTCGCGAAGGCGATCAAGGAAGCGGCGACCGGCCGCCTCGGAGGTCTCGAGCGCGAGATGGCAGAGGAGGCCGTGAAGGAGTTCCGCGAGGCGGGAATCTCTCCCTCTGGTACTCTCCAGATCCCGATCGCATTGATGGAGGCCCGCGCGATCGCGACGACCTCCTCGTCTACTGCCAACGTCACCGGAGAGATCGCCCAGGGCGTACTCCAGGGACTCGTCCCCGACTCCGTCGTGGAACGAGCAGGCGCGAACCGGATCACCGGAGTCGCGGGAGACGTCCTTCTCCCCTCTTTGCCTTCTGACGCGACTCAAGTCGCGGCGGAGACCTCGGCCCTCGCGAACGTCTCGGCGATGAGCGGCGTCAAGATCTCACCGGTGAAGATGGCCTCCCGGATTGATATCTCTCAACAAGCCCTCGCAATGTCCGCGGGCTCATTCGACGCAGTGGTCGCGGCCCAGTTCCGCCGCCACTCTGGCGCGTTGATCGACCAAGAGTTCTTCAAGAACGTGATCGCAGACAAGGCGACGACCTATATGACCCGCAAGGAAACGGCGGCGGCGGTGGTCGGCGGTCTGACCTTCGCCAACGTGAACGGACTCGTCTCGAAAGTCGGAGACGCGAACGGGATCTCCGCGAACTCTGCCTTCTTCGGATCGTTTGCCTCGATGGCCGAGGCCCGCGTGACGGAGGCCGTCTCGAACTCTGGCGTCGGGATCCTCGTCGGCGACAAAATCGTGGGATATAACGCCTTCGCGACCTCTCTCGCGAACAAGGGGATCATCACGGACACGGACTACGATATCTACTCCGAAGTGTACGGCGGAACGGCGACGACCGCGATCACTAACGAGGCGACCCTGGAGCCCTTCCTTTTTGCGAATATGGAGGACACCTACGTCTGTTACTGGGGCGGCGCGGATCTGATCGTGGACCAATACTCCGCGGCCCACACCGGCGTGACTCGTCTGATCATGAACGTCTACGCGAACGCGAAGACCGGCCACGCGGCGAGCGCGGCCTACTTCGTGACCGATCCCGCCTAATTTGGCGGAGTGAACCGGGGGGAGGTCTGAAGATTACCTCCCCCCTCGGTTCCTACCTGGGACCGCTGAAGCGGTCGGGAACTCGCCACCAGGAACGGCGACTCCGTCGGGTTCGATCCCCGAGTTCCCACAAAAGACGACGCGATGGCCTACCGAATCGACAAGACCCTCCCGATCGACGACCCCTTCGAGATCCTCGGAGGCGAGGGCGTGATCGAGAACCACCTCCGGGTGACGATCCCCGCCTCGGGTGACGAGAGGACCTACTTCCTCCAGATCGCCGAGGCCGCGATCCGCCACACCGCGGACGTCACCGGACGGAACCCCGTCCGGGCGACGTACCGCGTCCACGTCCCAGGGATCCCTCTCCGGGTGGAACTTCCGTTCCGCGCGGCGTCGATCTCTGCGGTCGGCTACCTGAAGGAGGGCGCGACCGCCTACACCGACCTGAACGTCTCCGACTTCGGGATCTTCGGCGAGACGGCTCCGTCCGTCCTCTTCTCCCGTGACTCGATCAGCGAACCGACCGATCGGGACGACGATCACCCGTTCCCCTTCCGGTTTACGATCGTAGGCCTGGAGGACCGCGAACGAACCGACGACGATCCGGTCGTCGACCAGGTTCCGAAGGTCTTCGTCCACGCCGCCCTCTTGTATATGTCCCACCTCTACGAGAACCGCCAGGCCGTCGCCTTCGGCGGGAAGCCCTACGAGATCCCCCTCGCCTTCGATCGTCTCGTGAAGTCCCTCTTCAGGTTCCGATGAACGCGGGAAGGATGGACCGGAAGGTGGACCTCCTACGTCCCACCACTTCGACGGACTCCTTCGGCCAGGTCTCCGAAACCTTCACCACGGAGGCGGAGGTCTGGGCCCAGAAGAAAGACGTCACCGCCCGGGAAGGAGTCGAGGCCGATCAGGTCGTCGCCCAGATCCGGACGGAGTGGACGATCAGGTGGAGGTCCGATATCACTCCCCAGTGGCGGATCCGATACGGGTCCGAGATCTACACGATCGAGGGGATCCTGGAGATCGGACGCCGCGAAGGGATGAAGATCCTCTCCACGAACAAGGACTCCCCGCGATGAATGTCGAGGGCCGCCTGAATCCGAGGGACGTCGCCGCCCTACGGAAGACCCTCTTCGGGATGGACGACAAGATCCTCGAACGGAAACTCCTCGCGCGGATTGTCCGCCGCGCCTTCCGTCCTGCCTACAACACGATGAGAGGCCTCGCGGGCCAGGGATCGAAGTCGGGACGCCTGAAGAAGTCGATCGTCACGACGACGATCTTCAAGGGACGCCGGTCTTCCGAAGTGATCGGGGCCCGCCTGGGGCCACGACTCAAGGGATCGCGCCGCGTTTACCACGCCCATTTTGTGGAACTGGGAACGAAGGGAGGGAAGCGAGAGACCGAGGGGAAGTTCACCTATCCCTCCGGGTCTGGAGTGGTTCGGACGTCCGTCCTCGATCACCCAGGAACGAAGGCCCGCCCGTTCGTCGCTCCCACCTACGCGAAACACGCCGACCAGATCGCCCGCCGGGTGATCTCCTCCGCAGAGGATGAGGTCGCGAAATACTGGAACCGAAACTCCCCCCGATGATCGACCTCGTCTACCACATCCTGAACGAAGACACCGCCACGAACACCGCCACCGGCGGACGTATCCACCCGATGATGAGACCCCAGACCGAGGTCTTCCCCTCGATCGTCTTCGGCCTCACCGACTCCAAGTTCGAGAACGTCTCCACGATGGGAGGGACGACCGCCGGGACCACCAGGGCCGCGGCGGACGTCTACACGATCGGGATCGCCTGCCTCGACGAGAACCTCTCCTCCGCCTTCTCGATCCATACACTGACCCGGGCCGCGATGGAGAACTTCACGACGACGACGATCACGATCGGATCCAACACCTACCGGATCCACTCGATCCACCTCGTCGACGTCCTGGCGTCGGCCGACGAGGAGGGGGAGATCTACGTCTTCGAGGGCGTCTTCGAGGTGAAGATGAACATCGTCTCCTGATCCTGGGGGAAGTTTCTCGAGGACAACTTCGACCGGACCTCCGGTTCCGAATTTTGACCCCATCACCCCCGAATCTTTCAACATATGGCAACCGCACTAACTGGGAATAAACTCGGAGTATACGTCGACCACGACGACGCCGCCTCCGGAACTCCCGCCCGACTCCTCGCCCTGGCGACGTCGGCGTCCCTCTCCTTCTCGAACGCTACGATCGAGACCGCAACGAAGAAAACGAACGCGGGAGGGACTGCCCTCGACACTGGGACCTCTCTAACTCATTCGATGGCCGGTTCTTCCTCCTGGTCTATCTCGGCCGAAGGCCTTCTCGATCTCTCGGATCCCACCGCCACGAACGATGAAGACGGAACCGGAACCACGGAACACGGGTTCCAGAACCTGATGCAGATCGCCCTCAACCGGACGAAGGTCGGCGTCTACTTCGTGGACGCCTCGAACGCGACCGCGGGAGGCGGCCCCGGCTACAAGGGGACGGCCTTCATCGAGTCGATCGAGGCCTCCGGCGGCGTCGACGACTTCGCGACGTACTCCGTCACGTTCAAAGGAGACGGAGATCTGACACTGGTCTAACAACGACGGACGAGCGTCGATATCTTCGGCCCAATGAATCCGAACACACTCCGCGGACGTTTCGACGTCTCCGTCGACGGGAAGGATATCCCCGTCCTGGTGAATATGAACGCCCTCCGACTCCTCACGGAGAACGAAGGGATCCCTCTCTCCGACTTCGACAAGGAAGTCGGGAAGAACCCCCTCTCCTTTGTCCCCCGTCTTTTGTACTGGGGGGCGGTGAATATGGCCCAGAGGGCCGGGAAGACCGCGAAGTCGCTCCCGTCCTTCGAGTCCTTCGCCGCGCACGTTTGCGAGGACGAGGAGGCCTTCACCGCCTACTCCGAGAAGATCGTCGCGGTCTTCGGCGGAAAGGTCGAGAAGGAAGCAGAAGAGGAGAACCAGGACTCGGGAAACTGACCCGGGGCGACTCCGCCCCGATCGACTGGTGGACCTACTACGACCGCGCCCTCTCTCTCGGACTCCGTCCGGTGGACTTCTGGGATATGACTCCCCGGGAGATCCTACACTGGACGAAGTCCGTCGAAGGGGAGGACCGGAGACGATGGGCCCACACCGCGCAGATCTGCGCCCTCTTCGCGAACGCCCACCGGGCGAAAGGGAAGAGGCCGTTCCGGCCGGCGGACTTCTACCCCTACGAGGTGGAGGCCTCCTCCGGTCCTGATCTGACCCGGGAAGAGATCGACGCCCTCCGTCAAGAACTCGAACTCCTCCCAGATGGCAACACGACCGAGTAAACTCTCGATAGTCCTCGGGATGAACGCGAAGGCGTTCACCGCAGGACTGAACAAGGCCTCCCGCGCCTTCTCCCGATTCGGGTCTTCGATGACCGCGGCCGGGTCTACTTTGACGCGATCAGTCGGGGCCCCTCTGGGGGCCCTGACCGCGATCGCAGGGAAGACCGCCGTCGACTTCGAGTTCTCGATGGCAAAAGTCGCCGCCGTGATGGGCGGCGTCACGCCAGAGACGAAGGCCCTCGAGGCCGAGGCGAAACGACTCGGAAGGACGACCGCCTTCTCCGCCTCGGAGGTGGCCGGTCTCCAGTTGGAACTGGCAAAACTCGGATTTAACGCCGGGCAAATTGACGCGATGGACTCGGGGATCCTGGCCGTCGCCCAGGCGTTCGACCAGGAACTCGGACCCACGGCGGAAGCCCTGGGCGCGACCCTGAACACCTTCGGACTATCTGCCCGGGACGCCGGCCACGTCGCCGACGTGATGGCGACCGCCTTCGGGAACTCCGCCCTCGACCTCTCCAGGTTCTCGGAGTCGATGTCCAACGTCGCACCGATCGCCCGGGACGCCGGTCTCTCCCTGGAGGATACGACCGCCGTCCTCGGGATCCTGGCGAATAACGGGATCGTAGGGGCGGACGCGGGGACGAAGTTCAAGATCGCCCTCACGGAGATACGGGCCGCGGGCCTGGATGTCGACGACACCCTGAAGGCGATCACCGACGGATCGTTCACTTTCGAGGACGCCGTCGATACTCTCGGGAAGAGGGCCCAGATCCTCGCCCCGATCCTGGCGAACAACTCGGAGGAGTTGGCAGAGTTCCGGGGGAAACTGAACGACGTCGACGGGGCCGCACTTTCGGCCCAGGGCGTACTCGACGACACGGCCCAGGGAGCGATCAACCGGATGAAGTCGGCCCTCGAAGGCCTGGCGATCGCGTTCGGTGAACTCCTCCTCCCGAAGATCGAGCGCGTGACGAACATCGTCTCGAACCTGGCCGCCCGCTTCACCGCTTTAGACACTGGAACGAAGGAGACGATCTTGAACGTGATCGGACTCGCCTCCGCCCTGGGGCCGGCCCTGATCGTCCTCGGGAAGTTCTCGACCCTGATCGGGTCCCTCGTGAAGGTCCTCGCGGTCCTCACCGGACCTTGGGGAGCGATCGCCGCCGCAGTGGCCGCGGCCGCTTATTTGATATACACGAACTGGGACGCGATCGTCGCCTACTTCACCACGGGACCCGGCTCCGGGTTCCTCCAGGTGGTCCTCGACGCCGTGAACTCCTTCGTCGGTTTTGTGGTCCGTCTCTTCGAGCAGATCTACAACCTCGCGACCGCGATCTGGGCCGAGTTCGGGGACGATATCGTCGAGGCGGCCGTCGCCTCCCTCGACTTCCTGGTGAACCAGTTCGAGACCCTCTTCTCCTTCCTGGGGAACATCTTCGACGCCGGGACCTCCTTCCTCTCGGGGAACTGGGAGGACGGCCTGAAGTTCCTCGCGGACGCCGCGATCGACGCGGTCCGGTTCATCCTGGGCGCGTTCTTGAACCTCTTCGAGTCCATCGGCTACGGCGTCGACGCCCTGGCCGAGTTCTTCGGCCTGGAGATTGACGTCTCCGGGTTCATCGGATCCGCCGCCGACTCCCTGGATCAGTTCCTGGACGGCCTCAAGTTTAACGAGCGCGGGGAAGACGCCGGGGAGGACTTCCTCTCCGGAGTTTCTGGCGCGTTCGGATCCTTTGGTGGTTTCTCCTTTGGCCTCGGCGGACTCGCCGGAGGTGGAGGAGGAGCAGGTCCCCAGGTGACGATCGAGGGAGCGGACGCCGCCGTCCCCTCCTTCCTGGAAACGGGAGACGGGGAGGCCGGGATGACCGCCCTCACCGAGAAGATCGACTCCGCGACCCAGGCCTACCAGGCGATGGGGGAGGCGGGATCCGCCGCCCTGAACTCGATCGGGTCCGCCGTCGCGGACGCGATCGTGGACGGGGAGAACCTCGGGGCCTCCCTGAAGGAGATCGGGAAGTCCCTCCTCAAGAACTTGATCTCGATCGCGGTCGGCTACCTGATTACGAACGCCCTCTCCCCACTGGCTCCTGAAAATATCGCGACCGCAGGAACGGCCGGAGCGGCGAAGGCCGCCGGGGCCCCTGCCCTGGCCGCGTCCCTCTTCTCCGGTCTCCAATTTTTCGCGAAAGGAGGCGCGGTCCTGGGGCCTACCCTCGCCCTCCTCGGCGAGAACCCGGCCTCCCGCGGGGAGTTCGTGATCCCGTTCGAACGGATGGGCGACTTCATCGGGCAGGTCGCCACCTCCACCAGGGACGACCGGATCTCCGGCCGCCTGGTCTCTGGCGATATCTTCCTCTCTAACGAAAAGACCGACCGCCTCCTCTCGCGTCGGCGCGTTCTCTGATTATGGCGAAACTCCTCTACACTGGGACGAACTTCGGAGCGGACTCCGGCTACTTCCGGAGATACTTCTCCGAGTTCCTGGACGCTCGCGGCGTCCTCTTCCGTCTCGAGATCCTCGACTCCGTCACCACCTCGACCGGCTTCAACTTTCCCAACGACACCCCCCAAGAGTTCGACCTCGGCCGGGACGGCGTCACGATCTCCTGGGACGGATCAGGGGACGATCTCCACGAGGCCGTGATCTCGTCCTCCCTGACCGCCGACTTCCTCCTGGCGGGGACTCGTCACTGGATCCTCCCGGAGGTCCTGGCGGGATCAGAGGAGGATCGGTTCCTGGTCGCCCTCTTCAGGTTTGAACCCACCACGGACTCCACCCTCTCCGATCCGGACGGGTCCTTCCGTCCGGAGTGGTTCGGAGTCCTCTCACCCGAGGGGACGGAGTACATCTCGAACGAGTCGAACGAGTTCCTCCGGATCTCTGCCCACTGCGGACTGGCGTCCCTGAACGACGTCCCCTACCAGGACGACGACGGCGACCCCTACACCACCGACGACACCCTCGCCGGCCACCTCTCCCGGGTCCTGGCGAAGATGCCGACCGCGCCCCTCTGGTCGTATGGATCGGGGAACGGGACCGCACCCCTCGCGGACAATAACTCCGGCGCGAACGTCTACCTCCTCCGGGAGGTCTCCTACCTGGGCCCGGACTATACCCTGAACGCAATCACCTCCGTACCGGACGCCTACTCCGTCCTGACTTCAGTCAAGGCGAAGGCGGCGGCCTTCTACGAGATCGAGACCTCGACGGATCAGTTCGGCGGAACCTTTGCCACGAAGACCACGTCCACCTGCGGCCAGGTCCTCCAGGCGATCGTCTCCGTCCTGGGGATGAGGGTCTTCCAGTCGGAGGGGAGTTTCTGGGCGATTCACTGGGCCGCCCTGGACGACCGGAACCCCTACGTCCACGCCTTCAGATCTCCGGGCCACCTCACCACGCGATCGAAGACCCAGGTCGGGACCCAGGCCTTCGACTTCGAACTCGATCTCGACGCGAACAAGTTCGAGGCGATCCGGGGACTCTCGACCCGCTACCTCTTCCCGATCCAGAGGGCGGTCTCCGTCCACGAGAAGGGAGGGTCGACGATCCTCGTCTCTGGGAACTCTACCCACTCCCCGATGGGAGGCCAGGCCCCGGAGTCGAGCGTCTACCACCTGACCCACGAGGCCGAGAACGCGGAGGCCACTCTCTCGTCGGACTCCGCCTCCGTACTCGGGGGCGACTCCCCGGTGATGAGGGGAGAGGTCCGAGGACTTCCCACCGGCCAGGGGACGGGCGCGTTCGATCTGGACGCCGCGGGTATGAAGACGATCATCGAGATGACGATCAAGGTCGGCGACTACTACCTGAAGAGGAACCTCACCTCCTACTCCACCGACTCCGCCGATCTGGTGAACATCCACCGGACCGCGGCGACGGATCTCGACTATATGGACCTGGTCCAAGACGGGGCGGTCGTATGGACGACGACCCCGTCGACCTACTCGATCGCGACTCCCTTCATCGGCCAGGGATCGCCAGAACCTCCCGTAGTCCTCCAGGGAACGAACGACGATATCCAGAGGGTCGGCGGCTACCACCTCGACCTCCGAGACAACGAGATCGAGTTCACCTTCACCGGGACCACCTTCGGCGACGGAACCACCGACGGAAGGACGGCGTCCTTCTCCATCGACTGGACCCTCCCAGGACTCCCGGACAACGTCTCCGAACACGTCGGCGTGGAGTTCTCCGCGGTCGTCCGATACTACTCCCGGACGAACGTCGAGATCTCTCCCTCCACGATCGACGCCCTGGACGCCCTGAACGGCCAGGCGGGAAGGATCGCGGAGTTCAAACTCTTTTCCACCAACGACACCGGAGAGGACGACGTCGTCTTCGTCGCAGACGTGAACGCGAACCGGGCGATCGTCAAGGTCGCCGAGACGATCCTCGGGGACTCTTACACCGGGGCCGACTCCGTCGGGGCCCTTCGGGTCTG